CTCCGTTCACTACGACTTTCTGGAGGCCGAAGACGTTTAAGTCTTTGCCGACAGTTAATCCTGTGACGGGTCAGTTGTCTAGTGTCCCGATGAACGTCTACAAGGTAATCACCCGTAAGGGTGCTCTTCCCTTGGCTGGACAGCCATATTCGATTGCTAGGATGACGACTATTATCGAAATCCCGGCAGGTTCGGATGTTGCTGACCCGGCTCAATTGAAAGCTATGCAATCTATGCATATTGGTAGCATAGACCAAGTTTCAGCTGGTCTAGGCGATACCACAATTGCTGGCGTTCTTTAAGCGAAATATGAAAAACACATTTCGCTGCGAGACACTGAATGAGTTGCGCTACCTTGTTGATGAAGTACCCGAGGTTCGGATAGAGGACGATTGTCTTCTTACTGAACCAGATGTACAACTTCAACTAGACCTTAAAGACTTTAGTTTCCTTGTGGGAAACCGCTAGCTTTAGGGCCGTAGGTAGTTATCTATCGCTGTGTTAACCGAGGAATTGTATGTTCAGTCGAACTGCAATAATGGGTTACCTACAAGATGATCTTCCAAGCTTAGGTGGCTTTCTAACTTCTGATTGCCACATAAGCACCGCTCGTGTACTTTCTCTGAAGTCTAGTCTGTTGAAGAAATTCACAGACGGGATTGATCAGGAGAACTGCGACTCCAAAGCACTGAGTAAATTTTTACAGTGCAATGATTTATGCCGTTCGTTCTCCCTTCAGCCCCAGAGGCTGTACGACGATGAACTCATTGGAGAAGTTAAATCTCTCCTTCATGATGTCATCGGTAACGGTCCAGATCACACCTTGAGTCTGTGGGATTTTTCCGACGACTTAGGTGTGGGTCCTGGGGCCAATGTTGGCGCAAAATCGTACAATTTCTTTACGAAGATGTACGACTCCAAGCTGACAATGACCGAAGAGCATCTTTTACGGTTATACCGTAGCGTTATATCTCGGCATCCTGTGAAATACTCCGCTGAAAAGCGGCGTAATGACACGCATGGAACGAGGGTAGTCGTAGGCTCGTTGTTGTCTTTTGTCCCTAAAACGTCTGAGATTTCGCGAACGATCTGTACTGAACCCACACTGAATATGCTATTTCAGAAAGGGCTAGGTCGGTTGATTGAGGGAAAGCTGAAGCGTCGATATAATATCGATTTTTCAGTCCAACCTGACATCAATCGTAGGATGGCTAAATTAGGATCAATGGATGGCTCTTTTGCCACTATTGATCTTGAATCGGCCTCCGACAGCATTTCCATGACTCTCTGTGAAAAGGTGCTTCCGAGAATTTTATTCTCGTGGCTCAAACTCACAAGATCGCCCTTTACCACTCTCCCGAGTGGTGAACAGGTTAAACTGGAAATGGTTTCTAGTATGGGGAACGGTTTTACGTTCCCTTTACAGACGCTGTTGTTCGCTTCCATTGTAGACGCTTGTTACCGTCTTAAGGGGTTAACCCTCTTCGATGGTCGCACGGGAACCAGGAACTTTAGCGTTTTTGGCGATGACATAATAGTCCGTAAGGACTGTTATGAACTCGTTACTCATGCTTTAGAGCTCTTTGGATTCCGTGTTAATAAGGAGAAATCCTTTAACAGTGGCTACTTTAGAGAGAGTTGTGGCGAGGATTACTATCGCGGACATAATGTTCGCGGTGTGTATCTTCAGTCGCTTAAAACTCCCTCAGATATTTACTCAGCCATAAATCGGCTTGTTCGCTGGTCTGCCAAATCAGGGTACTTACTCCCTAAGCTAGTCGGCGCACTGAGGCGGAAGGTGAAATACCTTCCTATACCTCTTTGTGACGGCGACGCTGAAGGAATTAAAGTACCATACGAAATGGTAAAAGGAAAACTTAAGTGGAATAAGACACTACAATGCAATATATACTATGCATTGCAAGCCGTACCCACAAAGATTTCCCTACCCCAGCCTCTTAATGAGAACCATGCAGTAGAGATAGATCATAACCTCTACTACAGAAGTAAACTCATTAAGAGAGCACGATATTATGTGTCAAAGAATCACCTGGATTATAATCCAGATGGTCTCCTAGACGCATTCGTCGGAGGTTTTATTAGGGATGGGTCGATCTCCTTTCGTGAAGTTGAAGAAAGTGGGTTGACCAAACTAGTCCGGAGATATAGTTCCTCTTGGAACTACATGCAACCGGCCGAGCGTAGTCAGTACGCGGACGCCAGTAGCTGGGAAGCTACTGCCCTAGAAATACTATCACTCTAGGTTATCCAAAGGTCCTG